TCAGCTTTTCCCGGTGCTGCCGAAGCCGCCGGCGCCGCGGCTGCTCGCGCCGAATTCCGGCACCACGTTGAATGCGACCTGCACCACCGGCAGCACCACGAGCTGCGCCAGACGTTCCATCGGCTGAATGACAAATTCCGCGGTGCCGCGGTTCCACGCCGACACGAAAATCTGCCCCTGATAATCGGAGTCGATCAGCCCCACCAGGTTGCCGAGCACGATCCCGTGCTTGTGGCCGAGGCCGGATCGCGGCAGCACGACCGCGGCAAGCCCGGGATCGGCAAGGTGGATCGCGATGCCGGCGGGGATCAGTTCGGCCTGCCCCGGACGCAGCGCCACCGGCTCGTCGATGCACGCGCGCAGATCGAGTCCGGCGGAGCCCGGCGTCGCGTAGGCCGGCAACTGTCCGTTTAGGCGGGCGTCGAGGATTTTGACGTCGATTTGCTTCATGAGCCGGTGAGCGGCAAGCGGTGAGGGGACGGCCGGCTGAAGGGGGCGCCGACGTTGATTCGTGCCGGCGGCCTATCGCTTGCCGCTTGCCGCATTGTGCAGCCTGGCGATGTGCGCGACGATCTGCGCCGCGACGGCATCCTTGGGCGCGCGCGCGAGCCTGTGCCTGCCCGCGTCGTCGAGCAGCGTCACTTCGTTCATGTCCGCGCCGATCGCCTCCTGCGCAAGATTGGCGACCATCAGCGGCACTTTCTTTCTGCGCCGTTTCTCATCCGCGTAGCGGTCGAGATCGCGGCTTTCGGCGGCGAAACCGACGCAGAACGGCGGCTTCGGCCGCGATGCGACCCAGCCGAGGATGTCGGGATTGGGCACGAGCTTCAGCGTGAGCTCGCGGGCGTCCGTCTTCTTGATCTTGTGCCGGCGCGGCTGATCCACGCGGTAGTCCGCGACAGCCGCGACGCCGACGTAGATGTCGGCCTTGGCGACATGCCGCTTGACGGCTGCGAACATCTGCGCCGCGGTCGTCACGTGCTCCAGCGCCGCGCCGGCGGGCGGCACGAGGCCGGAGGGTCCCGAAATGAGCGTCACCTCGGCGCCCGCCGCCAGCGCCGCACGGGCGATCGCATAGCCCATTTTGCCCGAGCTCAGGTTGGTGATGCCGCGCACCGCGTCGATGGGCTCGAAGGTCGGGCCGGCGGTGATCAACACCCGTCTGCCCGCCAGCAGCTTGGGCGCGAAATGCGCGCGCACGGCTTCGGCGATTTCCCCGGCCTCGAGCATGCGTCCCATGCCGGTCTCGCCGCAGGCCTGGTCGCCGCTGGCAGGACCGAGGATCAATACGCCGTCGCGCTGCAGCTGGGCGGTGTTGCGGCGCGTGGCCGGATGGTCCCACATCTGGCGGTTCATCGCGGGGGCGATGAGCAGCGGGCAGTCGCGGGCGAGACACAGCGTGGAAAGCAGATCGTCGGCGAGACCATGCGCAAGCTTCGCCATGAAATCGGCCGTGGCGGGCGCGACCACGATGGCGTCCTTGTCGCGCGACAACTCGATGTGCCCCATCGCATTGGGGATGCGCGCATCCCACATGTCGGTGAATACCGGGTTGCCCGACAGCGCCTGCAGGGTCGCCGGCGCGATGAAGCCGCAGGCGGCCGAGGTCATCACCACGTGCACGTCCATGCCGTTCTCGTTGAGCCGCCGCACGAGCTCGGCCGCCTTGTATGCGGCGATGCCGCCGGTCACGCCCAGCAGCAGTTTTTTCCGTGTCGTATCAGTCACGTAGCGCGTCCGGTCGCAGGGAAACCGGAGTGTACCCGCAAAGCGATGGACGGTAAACGGCGCGCGCTTATGAAGAGCCGAATGCTTTGAGTACAAGCCGGAACATGCCGGAACTCGGCGGGCATTTCCGGAAGGGCGGCAAAATCAGAAGGTTACGCGAGCGCTGGCAGGCGGACAAAACGAGCGCGGCGCGTCAGGTGCTTTGCGTACAGCAAGCGAGTCAGGGGAGAATTTGACGACATATTTGAGTATGCTCCACACGGGGCAGCATTCTCTACTGAGAGAAACACTGATTCGGATCCGGTTCGATCTCGCAAGACCAAATTGACCGCCATCCTGTTCTACCATTGAACACCCAGTCGGCCTTCATCGCGCGCGCCTGTGCGTCGGTCATAGGAATTGCGGACGGAACCATGCTCGCGTCGCTCCAGAACAACACTTTGCAGAAGTTGTTTTGGTCCCTGCAAACAGCCGAAGCGGCACGCCGATAGACGTCTTTATCGCGCCATAACGAAGCATCGACAACGACCAACCGAATCTGGCCGACTGTACGCACATGACGCCACCCCCCGTCGCCACGAACCGCAGCGCTGCCGGACGTGCTGCCTTTACCGCTCGAGGCGAAGTACGCCGCTACGCTCGCCATGCCCAAAACAACGAGTAGCGCGATAACATTGAATTTACGCTCGCCGTCCCCCTTTACGATCGTCACAGTCTCAGCGTCGGGAGCTGCTGCTGCGTAACCAGCCGCGCCCGTACCGCGCGTTGATAATGCCGCCGACGGCGGTGCTTGCGCTAGGTCCGACCCGCAATACCGGCACTTGATCGCCTCGACCCTGATCAACTCAGCGCACATTGGGCACTTTTTGTGAGCGCCAGCCGCGAGGGATTCATTCTCGATGTTCTTCTCGATTTTCGGCGCCGCCGCCGCGGCGATCAGCCCAATCAACGGTGAAAGAAACACAGAGAGGAAGAAAAAGCCGACTCCCGAACGCCCCTTGGTGCTTGCTATCCATCCAGCCAGGATACTTAACGCGATCCACAACAGGAAGATTTCCATCGATTTCTCCCATAAAAGTTCACGTGGCGCGGTCGATCACCTGTCGCTCGCCTTCAGGTGTTCGATCAAACGTCGCGCGCCGGCTTCGGTGATCTGATCGCCAGCGAGCAGTTCCAATAGCATAGCGCTGCAGGCGCCGCTGAGCTCGTGGCCGGCCTCCTCCTGGAGGTGGCGTAACAGGTCGGCGGAATCGCGGATGCGGCGCATCGCCTCATAGGCGCTGTCCGGATTCGGTGCCTCCGACACCGCGTGTCTGAGCGCCTCATCCGATCGAAAATATTCCGACCGGCGCGCACATTCGTCAATCAGCGTTTGCACGTCGGGCGGCGGCTGAAACTCTACCATCGTTCCATCCCGGCCGCCGCGGCCGGGCACCTTCCTCTCAGCCCACCCTTGCTTTCTCGCGCGCTCTCTTATTCCCTTCGCCGTAGTTGGTAATCCAGGCACCCTCAATTTCTGCAGCTTGGCAGGACTGTACCAACCGTGCGAGCTCGTGTCATGATCTCGCACGTTAAGCTCGCACCTGCGAAAAATAATATATCATTGTTTTTAAATGTTTTTTAAAATTTACTATGAGTCGAACTCGCACGCTTCATACATCGCGCTTGACAACGTTCCAGAACGTTCTCATACTCTCGCCGCATGTCTTTTCAAACATTAGCAATAGACACCTCAAAAAAACCAGCCCTCACGGACTGGCACCCCGCCGACATCATCTGCGGCCTCTGGAAGCGCGGCACGAGCGTCCATCGGCTATCGCGCCAGAACAACTACGCCCCGACCGCGCTCCATATCGCGCTGCGCCGCCCCTGGCCCAAGGCCGAGCGCCTGATCGCCGAAGCGCTGGGCGTCACACCGCAAGACATCTGGCCGTCGCGCTATCACGCAGACGGCCGGCCCAAGAGCGGACGCGGCGAGCGCGGCCTCGGCCGGTACAAGCCGAAGCGTAGCACCCGCCGCAGGCGTGTCAATGTCCGCACGGCGGGGGCGGTGTAGACATGGCGCGCGCGCGGGACACGTCAACGCTCGATCTCTTCGATGTGCCAGCCGCGCCGCCGCTCACGGGCGGCAGTCTCGATTACGACACCGAACTGCGGCACGTGCTCTCCGACGCGCTCAAGCGCACGCCGGCCTCGCGCTACGAGGTCGCGGCGCGCATGAGCGAGCTCACCGGCACGCAGATCACGAAGGAGATGCTCGACGCCTGGACAGCGGAGAGCAAGACGCCGTGGCGCTTTCCCTTCCAGTTCGCGGCGGCGTTCGAGGCCGCATGCGAGACCACCTGCCTGCAGGAGCTGCTCGGCCGCAAACGCGGCAGCCGCATCCTGGTCGGCGAGGATGCGCTGCTCGCGGAGTGGGGGCGCGTGCAACGCGCGAAGGACGAAATCATCTCGCGCGAGCGCGCGCTCAGGAAACAGATCGGGAGGAAGCGATGACAACAACAATAATAAAAGACGCTTACTCCGCCGCGGAACTCGCCGCGCTCAAGGTGCCCGGATGGCCGGCAACCGAGTATCGCATGCGTGCGCGCCTCGCCCGGGAGCGCGTCGCGACGCGTGAAGTCTCGTGCCGCGGCGGCCGCGGCGGCATGCGCCGCGAGTATTTGACCGCTGGACTGCCCCTACCAATACGCCAGTGGCTCGCCGAGCAGCAGATCAAGCAGGCCGCGCCTGCCGTTGTGCTGCCCCCGCCGGCCGCGGTGGCGCCGACGCGCGCCGTTGCCGCTGGCGACTTGAGTGAATGGCAGATCGAGGTCGGCAGTGCCCGCGCATGGGTGCTGGACGAGGTGTCGCGCGCGGCCGAGACGACGAGCATGCGGCGCGCCGCCCGTCTGTTCGTGACCGCGGCGCGCGCCGGCGAGTTGCTGCCGGAAGCGACGGAGATGGTGCGCATCGCCAACGCGCGACGCGGCGCGAACGGCCGCATGATCTCGGTGGCCGCGTTGACGCGCTGGCGACAACGCGCGCGGGGTGCGGCGACCCCGGCCGAGCGCATCCGCCGGCTCGCGCCCCGATCGCGCGGCGTGAAGTGGGCGATGGATGCCGACGTGATCGCCGCGCTCGCCCTCTACCGGCAGCCGAACAAGCCGTCGTTGAACTGGTGCGTGAAGGAGACGGCGCGCAAGCTCGACGTGCCGTACGGCTCGCTCTACGGGCGCAGCCGCCGCGCCTTGGGCAAGGTTCCGGCGCCCGCGTTCTACCCGGTCCGCAACAGAGGCGCCGCGCTGCGCGCGATGCTGCCGTTCCGACGGCGTGAATTCCAGTCGATGCTGCCGAATGACGTCTGGATCGGCGACGGCCACAGCGCGAAGTTGAAGATCGCGCATCCCGAGACCGGCAAGCCGTTCGTGCCCGAGGTCACCGTGGTGATGGACGTGCAGTCGCGCTACGTTGTGGGCTGGAGCGTCGCGCTCTCGGAAAACTGCCTCGCCGTCTCGGACGCGCTGCGGCACGGCATCGCGCGGCATGGCACGCCGCTCATCTATTACTCAGACGGCGGCGCGGGCCAGACCGCCAGGATGCTGGACGCGCCGCTCACCGGCATCTTGCCGGCGATGGGCATCGAGCACAGGACCGGCCGGCCGGGGCACCCGCAAGCGCGCGGCGTGATCGAGCGCTTCTGGCCGACCGTCCTGATTCCGCTCGCACGGCGCTTCGCGACCTATCAGGGGCGCGGCCACGACCGCGAGACGCTGCGTCAGGTCATCACCGAGATCGACCGGCAGCTGCGGGAGGCGAGCCGCGGCGAAGTGGTCGCGCTGCCGAGCAAGCTGCCGACGTTCCAGCAGTTCCTCGACGCGCTCGACCAGGAGATCGAGACCTACAACGCGACGCACCGCCACACCTCGCTGCCCAAGCTCGATGGCGTCAATCACGCAACGCCGGCGGAGTATCGCACTGCGCGGCTCGGCGAGGCCGACATTTACGTGCCGAGCGAGCAGGACGTCGCCACGCTCTTCATGCCGTCGGTGGTGCGGGTTGCCAGGCGCGGCGAGGTGCGGCTGTGGAACGGCGTCTATTTCCATCGCGATCTCATGCTCGTCGACGGCGAGCGCGTGCAGGTCGGTTACGACATCCACGACGCCTCCCGCGTGCTGGTGAAAAAAATCACCGGCGAGCCGATCGCGTGGGCCTCGCTCGACGGCAACCGCGATGGCTGGCAGCCGAAGGCGCTGATCGAGCAACTGCGCGAGCAGCGCGCCGGGCGACGCATGGCGCGCCTCGAAGAGAAGATGGCGGACGTGCGCGCCGAGCTTCGGGGGGCAATGCCCGCCGCGCCCGCCCTCGACCCCATCGAGATCGCGCCCGAGCCCGAGCCGGACAACGTCGTGGCGCTCGCGCCCGGCGCGCGGCCGCAGTTTTTCGGGGACACCGGCGACATCGAGAAGTACCGCTGGCTGCTGGCGCACGAAGGGCTTATCACGGATGAAGATCGCGCCTGGATCGCCTGGTATCGCACGACCAGCGAATGGGCGGACATCTTCGGCGACGAGCCGCGGCGCGAAGCGGAGAGCTACTAGAAGCGGCGCGCGGGGGTTGCAGCCCCCGCACGCCTTGGCACAACAACTGAAGCGAAAAGGAGTGTATCGATGAAAAAGGAGCTCGTCAAAACCTCGAACTACGAACGCTTCCGCGGCGCCGTCGCCGCGGTCGAGCGCCGCGGCGCGCCGGAGGCCTCGATGTTGCTGGTGGTGGGGCACCCCGGCGTGTCGAAATCCATCATCGTCAATCGCTGGGCGGTGGATACGCGCGCGGTGTACCTGCGCGCCAAGGTGGACTGGACGCCGGCGCGCTTCCTCGGCGAACTCGCCGAGGAGATGCGCGTCGAGTCGGGCGGGCGGCGCAAGGAAGTGTTCGCGCGCGTGGTGGCGGCGATCGGCCGCACCCAGGTGCCGCTGATCATCGACGAGGTGCAGCACGCGCTCGCGAACGGCGCTCGCACGCTGGAGGCGGTGCGCGACATCACCGATCTGACCGAGACCATCGTGGTGCTGGTGGCCGGCGAAGACAGGGTGCCCGCGCGCATCGCGCGCTACCCGCAGATCGCCTCGCGCATCGCGCGCGTGGTCGAGTTTCACGAAGCGTCCGTGGACGACGTGGCCAAGAGCTGCCGCGACCTCGCCGAGGTCGAGATCCTGCCCGACCTCGTGCAGGAAATCCACCGCCAGAGCGGCGGCCTGATGCGGCACGTGGTCAACGCCATCGCGCTCGTCGAGCAGGACGCGAAGCGGAACGGCAAGCGCAAGGTCGGCGCCGCGGACTTCGCGGGCAAAGCGCTAGTGGTCGACTGGCAGGCACACCGCCGTGCCCAGGCGGCGTCGCCGGCGAGGCATTGAACATGTGGGCAGGCGGCGAGATTTTAAACGCGCTGTTAAAAGCGAGCCCCTACGACTGCGTGACCTGCGCGCGGCTCGCCGAACTCACCGGCATCCGGCCTCGGGATCTCGATGCGCGGCTTGAGGCGCTCGCGCGCCTGCGGCTCGCGCGCGAGAGCGCGCGAGGCTGCTGGCGGCTCACCAGCGCCGGGCGCGCGGCGGCGTCGGAGGCGCTGAGAAGAGCGAGGCTCACGACGCGCAGCCCGCTCTACGAGCGCACCTGGCTCGCGCTGCGCAGGCAGCCTACGACCACCGTGCCCGATCTCATCATGCTGGTCGCGCAGGGCGGGGAGCGCGCAATCGTTGCGCGCATCTCGGCCTACCTCGGCGCGCTCGCACGCGCCGGCTACGTGCGGCAACTCCCGGTGCGCGCTCGCGGCCTGCGCCGATACAGCAGCGGGCACGTGCGGTGGCGGCTGCTGCTCGACACGGGGCCGCGCGCGCCGGTCTGGCGGCGCCGCGCTGGCACGGTGTATGACCCGAACACGCGCGCCGAGACTCCGCTCACGGCCGATTTCGCGCGGGCGCCGCGCCGCGCGCCCGAGAGGGAGATGTGCGATGTGGCTTGATCTGCTGAGGGCCGCGGTCGCGGGGTCCAGCCAGGCGCAGGTCGCGCGCGAGCTCGGCGTATCCGCCACCGCCGTGTCGCTGCTGCTGGCGGAGAAATACCCCGCGCGCACCGACAAGCTGGCCGACAGGGTGCTGCTGCGTTACGGGCGGATTCACTGCCCGTATCTCGATGAGGAGATCGCATTTTCCGCCTGCCGGGACCATCACGATCGCCCGGCGCCGACGTCGTCCCCGTTCGCGATGCGCCACTGGCGCGCGTGCCAGAGCTGCGCGCACAACAAGCTGAGGAGGGCCGCATGAGCATCCTTGACCCCAAATTCAGGTATCGCCCGAGCTACGACACCAACGTCATGCGCACCGTGCGGCGCGAACGCAAACGGCTCGCGCTCGAGGCGGCGCGCGAAGCGGAGAGACAGGCGCGGCAGGATGCCGAGACCGCGCGCGTGGTCGCGCCGCTTGCGAGGAGGAAATCATGAGCATCCGCTGGCGCACGCAGGATGAGCGGCCGCAGACCGACGAGTCGATCACGGCGCTGATCGCGCTCCTTTCCGACGAGGGCAAGCCGTTCGTGCTCGACATCCATGTCTGGAGTCGCACTCATTGGGTGCACGAGCCCAGCGGCCTCGCGCTCCATGAGCGGCGGTACTGGTGGCTGCCAGAGGCTGAGCTGCTGGAGGGGCTGCCGGCATGAACTACCTCCTCATCACGCAGGCGCGCCTCACGCCGATCGTGCCGCGCACCTACGACGACGACTACATCGAGCGCTGGGGCGACGAATACGTCGCGCATCCGTATCTGCGCGCGATCGGCATCAGCTTCGAGCAGTTCCTCCAGTTCCCGCGCGAGCTGCTGGAGAGCGCATCGGTGACGACGCTGATCCCGCTGCCCGAGGCGCACAAGTTCTACCCGCTGTTGCCGAAGCAGCGCGCGGTGCAGGAGCGCGTCGACGCCGAGGCCGCCGGTCAGATGCGGCTGCCGCTCGACCGCGCGGAGGAGCACGCACGGTGAAGCCCGCGAAAAAGGCCGACGTCATCCGCGCGGTGCTGCGGGACGCGCCGCGGCCGCTGACGCTGCGGGAGCTGCTGCCGAAGATGGAGCAGCGCATCCGCCAGGTGGTAGGGCGCAAGGCGCTCTACGCGCAGCTCGGAATGATGCAGACCGCCGGCGAGATCCGGGCCGAAGGGCGCGGCGACGATCGGCGCTACTCACTGACGGGGGGCAAAGGGTGAAACGCACCACCAGCGTGCAGAAAATGCAGCGCAGGAATGCAGAAAAGCGCCAGCCCGCGCCGCGCTGGGCGCTGGCAGCCGACGGCGCGTTCGTGCTGCTCGGCACGCCGACCGAGATCCCGGCGCCGGCGGCGCGCGCGCTTGTCGCGTTCATCCGTCAACTCGACCAGGGCGAAGCATGAGCGGCTACCGGCCAGTTTCCGACGTGTGCCTGATGGCGCGGCCGAAGGTGCCGTACTACGGCGCGTTTCCGAACGGCTCGCTCGAGCGCATGCGCCTCGCGCTCGGCGCGCAGATCAAGGACACCGTGCTGTTCGTGTGCTCGGGCCGCGTGCGCGATTACCCGTGCGCCGGCTTCGGCCCCTACGACGTGACGGTCGACATCAACCCGGACCTGAAACCGGACTACGTCATGGACGTGCGCCATCGCCTGCCGAAGCGGCGCTGGGGCTGGCGCGCGATGATCGTCGACAAGCCCTACAGCCGCGATGAGGCGAAGCACTACGGCACCGAGGACGCCTACCCGGAGCCGGACGCGCTCTTGCGCCTGTGCCTCGAACACACGCGGCCTGGCGGCCGCGTCGGTTTTCTCGACTGGTACTGGCCGCGCCCGCCGCGCGAAGTGCACGGCTGCCCGATCAAGGAAGTATTCGTGATGCCGGTCAGCACCGGTCGCGGCTCGCGCTGGCGCGGCTACGTCGTGTTCGAGAAGGTGAAGCCGTGAGCCGCGGGCGCGTCGCGACCTACACCGCCGCCGAGGACGCGGTGCTGATCGAGCACTACGCGAAGTCCGGTGCGCCGTATTGCGCGCGCCGGCTTAACCGCACGCTCAAGCAGATCTGGGGCCGCGCGCACATGCTCGGGCTGTCGCGGCTACGGGGGAAGCAGTCCCACACGGCGTCGCGTTCCGCCGCACGCGAGCGCTTCGACGCCCGCGCGCTCACCGCGGCGCTCGCCGGGTGGAGGCCGCACGCATGATCACCCGCGACCAAGTGCTCGCCGCGCTGTATCGCCACGTCGGTGCGGCGCACGGCGTGCGCGTGGACGCGCTGGTGCGCGAGATCACCGGGGCGCCCGTCTCGTCGCCCGCCGCCGAGCGCCAGGTGCGCAGCCAGGTGTCCGAGCTGCGTGAGGAGGGATACCCGATCGCCGCTCACCCGGCGCACGGCTACTTTGTCTGCGAGACGGCCGAGGAACTGCAGATGTGTTGTGCCTTCCTGCGCAGCCGGGCGATGCACAGCCTGCGCCTGGAGGCGCAGATGCGCCGGATCAGCCTGGGCGAACTGCTTGGTCAGATTCGCCTGCCGACATAGAGAGGAAACCGACATGGCAACGATGCAGGAAATCGAACGGCTGACCGCCGACTACGCCGCGGCCTACGAGGCGCTCGCCGCCGCGGTGATGGAGCACGAGGAGGCCAAACGCGAACTCGCGAGACGCGCGCTGCCGCGCATCCGCAAGCTCGTGATCGCGGAGAAAGAGCGCCGCGCGGCGCGCGGCGCCCCGATCGAGGCGAGCCCGGCACAATTTACCCGGCCGCGCACTGTGACGCTGCACGGCGTGCGCGTGGGGTACATGAAAGCCAAGGGCCGCATCGTGTGGGACGACGAGGCCGCGGTGATCGCGCGCATCCGCAAGCTCCTGCCGGAGGCGCAGGCGGAACTGCTCATCCGGGTGAAGGAGTCCGTGCACAAGCCCGCGGTCTACGACCTCACCGCAGGCGACCTCAAGCGCCTCGGCATCCAGATCGAAGGCGACGGCGACGAGGTGCTGATCCGCTCCGCCGCCGGCGAGGTCGACAAACTCATCGAGGCGCTGCTCAAGGAAGCGCCGGAGGAGGTGGCGGCATGAGCCACGACGTCGAGCGGCGGGCGCAGGCGCTCGTCAACACATCGGTGCAGGACGCGCTGTCGGGCGCGTGGGGCGCAAGTATCGCCGTGCTCGACCGCGCGGTGCAACTGGAGATGCAGCGCAGCGAGCCGCGCATGTCGTTGATCCGCGGCCTGCGCGCTGAGCGCGCAAAGCGCGTGCGCGAGCAGGCGGCCGCGCCGAAGGACGTCGCATGATGCGTCGATTCCTTCGCTGGCTTACGCGCCGGCTGCCGGTACACCGGGAGGGACACCTGTATCACGCCGACGGCGCGCTCTACATGGGCCGCTGAGTGTTGTGCGATTTTCGGCGATTTCACGCGCGGCTGCTCTGCACGATCACCCGGCGGGTTTCCTGTCGATCGTGCTCGCTGGCGCGTACGTCGAGGTGCGGCCGGTGACCATCGATCCGTGCTTCGGGCGCGGCGCTCCAGGCACGCTGCACTGGGAGGATGAGGCGCGCGAGCGGACGTATCCCACGCTGCGCAGCGCGGGCTCGATCGCATGGCGCCCCGCGTCCGCCCGCCACAAGATCACCGCGGTGGAGCCCGGCACTTGGACGCTGTTCGTGTTCGTGGGGGGGCGAAGCCAATGGTGGGGCTACTACACGCCGGCGGGGAAGGTTCACTGGCGAGATTACTTGAGGCGGTTAACAGACTCCCCAGCCGGCGGAGGGACAAATCACCGGCGGTCCGCGATGGCAGCCGGCTCGCGCACACCCGCCAGCCGGTCCTCTCCTCCTTCGGGCGCCAGGCGCGGACACCTTTTTGAGAGAGGAGAGAGGCGTGAGGCGTGAGGCGAAAGGGCAACCCACCGAACGTTCGATCGGCGCGCCGCTCAACCCGGGCGACACCGCGCTATACACCGGCGACGCGGAGTACTGCGGCCGGCGCTGCACCATCGACTCGTGGAGCCCGGGGAGAAAGCGCGTGCGCATCCTCGTCGCGATCGGCGCGCACGTCGCGATGCGCTCGGTCAAGCCCGAGAGCCTCAAAAGGCTCGGGGGGGGGGGTTACTGGGTGACTGACTGTTTCCCGAGGCGGCGCGCGTACGCGACCATCTGCTCGGCCGAGGCCGGCCAGTCCTCGCCGGCGAGCCAGCGCCGCACGGTGCGATCGGAGACGTCGAGCAGCCTGGCGACCGCGCGGATCGAGCTGTTTTTGCGCGCCACGGCCACGCGCAACTGCGCGACGAATTCGGTGCGCGCCCGCCGCGACACGTCGCTGCGTCGCTTGCCCTTCGGCCAATGTCCGCGACCATCTGTACGCACTGTGTGCATGCTGTTCATCGGAGAAAGTGCCGCGGAATACGCAGCCCGATTCTGGCTGGTTCGCTTCGCTTCTTGCTTCCTTCAATGAGGCCGCGGCGAGTGGAAGCATATAGCGGGGGGGGGGGTGATGTCAACTGACCGCAACCGCGACCTCGCCGCGATCCACTGCGCGAAGCGGGATCTCGGCCTGGACGACGAGACGTATCGCGCCATGCTGTGGGCGATCGGCCGCGTGCGCTCGGCCGGCGATCTCGATCACGCCGGTCGCAAGCAGGTGCTCGCGCATCTACGGTCGAACGGCGCGAGGTTCCCCGTGAAACCTCGCCGGCCGCACGAGTGGTCGTGGGTCGATACCGCCGCGCCGGAGAAGCGGGCGATGCTGCGCAAGATCATCATGCTCGCGCGCGAGGGCGGCTACGACAAGCACTACGTCGACGCCACGTGCGTGAAGATGTTCGGCATCGAGCGCGTCGAGCTCGTCGCGCCCGATCAACTGCACAAGCTGGTGGCGGCGCTCGCGAAGCACCAGGGCCGGCGGCGCCGGCGCGAGGGGGCGGCGTGATGCCCTGGTATCGCATCCGTGATCGCATCCGTGGCAAAGTACCGTCCATGTGTAATCTGCGCTCATCGATTCTTGCCCTGGCGCTGGCGGCGTCGTTCGCCGCCGGCGCGACCGATTACGGGCCGTATCGCGCGCAGGTGGTGCACGTGATCGACGGCGACACGCTGGAGCTGCGCGTCGCGATCTGGCCGCAGCACACGGTGCAGACCGTGGTGCGGCTCGCCGGCATCAACGCACCGGAGCTGCGCAGCGGCCCGCCGTGCGAGCGCGAGGCTGGCAGGCGCGCGGCGGAGTTCGTGCGCGCCTGGGCGGCGCGGGGTGGCCGTATCACGCTGACCGTGACCGGGCGTGAGAAATACGGCCGCCCGCTCGGCGCGATCGCGCGCGACGGCGAGGATCTCGCCGCGGCGCTCATCGCCGCCGGTCACGCGCGTCCCTACGACGGCGGCCGGCGCGAGGCGTGGTGCTGATGAGCGACTCCGCCAAATACCCCGTGTTTCACGAAGACCTGGCGGCCAAACTGGCCGCCTTGCTTATCGGCGAGGGGCTGCCGGGTGACCGCGCTCACGCGCTCGCGCGCCGGCACGTGGACGACGTGCGCCGCGACTGGGGCGGCATGAAGGTCTACATCCCGATGGGGCGCGACATCGACAACGCGGCGCGCAATGCGGAGATCGTCCGGCGCTGGAACGGCCGCAACACCGCCGAGCTGTGCCGGGAGTACCGCATCAGCGAGCCGCATCTGCGCCGCATCGCCGGCCGGTCGGCCGGATAATTCCCCACATCCGTTACCTGATCTGAGGCGCGCGCCGCCGCCAACATGGCGGCCATGCGTACGTCCACTCCTGACCGGGCCGGGCGAGCGGCGGCAACTGACTGCGGTCACTGCCGCCGCTTTTCCATAGACGCCGCCGACAAGATGGCTGCGCAGGGCTACGGCCGCTGCGCGCATCAACCGGTGTGGGAGTATCGCGCGCCGGGCGCCGCGTGTGCGTTCAACCCGCCGAAATTCGAGGCGCGCGCATGAGGCCGCGACACTTCGTGCCCGGCTCGATCTACACAGTCGCGCTCGCGCTGCTGCCCGCGGTGATGGACAGTCCCGCGGCGCGCGCGATGCTCACCGCGATCGCGCTGCAGGAGTCGCGCTTCACGCACCGCCGCCAGATCAACGGCCCGGCCCGCGGCTGGTGGCAGTTCGAGCCCGCCGGCGTGCGTGGGGTGTTGCACCACGGCGCGAGCCGCCCGCACCTCGCGCCGGTGCTGGCTGCACTCGGCTACCCGCCGGAAGTCACTACGATCTACACCGCGCTCGAGCACAACGACGTGCTCGCCTGCTGCGTCGCGCGGCTGCTGCTGTGGACACATCCGCGCCCGCTGCCCTTGCTCAGCGAGCCCCAGTACGCCTGGGACTACTACCTCGAATTGTGGCGCCCCGGCCGGCCGCACCGCCACACGTGGGACGCTTTTTACGCGGAGGCATGGCAATGACTCGCGCTTTGATTGCGGCAATCGCACTGCTCGCCGCCGCCCCCGCCGCGGCAGTCTCGCTCGACGAGCGCGGCTGCGCGGCCTACGCGAGCTGGAGCGGCAACCTGGTGTGGGCGCGCGGCATCGGCGCCAACCGCGACCAGGCGCGCGCCGAGCTGGTCGCGCTCGACCGCGCGGAGCCGAACACGATCTACAGGCTGCTGCTGCGCGATTTCGACGCGCTGTGGCGCACCACGGCGGACTGGCGCGCGGTGATGCTGCTGACCTACCGCGAATGTGCGTCGCGGCGCGGGCAGTACGGAGGCGACGCGTGAACGGCTACCGCACGTTGATCGGCGCGGCCGTGGCGCTGGCCGCCGAGATCGCGCGCCTCTACGGCATCGACATCGGCGACCAGGAGGGGCTGGTGAATTCCATCCTCGTGATCGGCGGCGCCGCGCTCGCGATCTACGGCCGCATCGCCGCCACGCGCAACCTCCAGACCGGAGGGCCGCTCGCATGATGCGACTGAAAAGCGCCTGCACCATCTGCCTCGCCGCGGCTGCGGCCGGCTGCGCCACGGACACCGTGATTTTCCGGGTCATCGAGTACGACGCAGCGGCGCTGCTCTCCCGCGCCGGCGGCTGCGCGGTGCACCGCACGCCGGCCACCGGCGAGCGTCACGCCGAGCGCATCGAGTTCGTCTACGCCGGTCAACGGTGCAGCGTGCGCGCCGTGAGCAGGGACTGATGGGGCGCGGCATGTCGGACTCGATCGCCTACCGCGCCGGCTACAAGTACCAGCTGGCGGAGGACTACCACACGACGATCGAAATCCATCCGCCGGCGGCAGTGAGCAACCGTTACGTGCGGCTCATGCCGGACGGGCAGCTCACGATCCGGCGCGATTACGCTTGGGACGGCCCGAGCGGACCGACCGTCGACACGCCGAGCTTCGCGCGCGGCTCGCTGGTGCACGACGCGCTGTATCAACTGATCCGCGAAGGGCTGATCGAGCCTGGCCACCGCAAAACCGCGGACAAGATCCTCAAGCGCATGTGCCGCGAGGACGGCATGCTCTCGATCCGCGCCTGGTGGGTGTACAACGCCGTGCGGCTGTTCGGCGGGCCGGCCGCCGATCCCGCCAACGATCACCCCGTGATGCGTGCCCCATGAAATGGCGCGACATGCGCTGGCAGGAAAAGCTCGCCGCGCCCGCGATCTTCGCCGCGGGTGTCCTCGCGTACTACACACGCGACATCGTCGCGTGGCTGCTCAATTTGCTCGGAGTCTGAAAAGGAGAACGCAATGAAACCGCTGTTCAAACGCTTTTTAATCGCGGCCCTGCTGCCGCTCATGGTGTCGTTCGCGCCGCCCGCCGCCGGCGGCGCGCTGACGGACTACCTCGAGAACCGGATCGTCGACTGGCTGTTCCGGGGGCAGTCCTTCACGCCGCCCGCGACGCTCTATGTGTCGCTGCACACCAGCGCGTGCTCGGACTCGTCGACCGGCACCGAGGTCTCGGGCGGCAGCTACGCGCGCGTGGGTGTGGCTGCCAATACGACGAACTGGGCGAACACCCAGAACTCCGGCACCGGCGCGTCCACCGGCACGAGCGGCACCACGCGCAACAAGGTCACGATCACGTTCCCGGCGCCGACCGCGAACTGGGGGTCGATCACGCACTTTGGGATATGGGATGCGTCCTCGGGCGGCAACATGCTGATCTGCGCCGCGCTGACGCAGGCCAAGACCGTCAACAACGGAGACGCTGCACCCGCCTTCGCGGTCGACGCACTGACCGTCCAGATCGATAATTGATCTGACCGCCAAGCATGCCCAACCAACGCCTGGCGCCGGATGCGCTGCTCGTCCAGACGAACCTCGCCGGCGCGGTCGGCGACATCGATGACGATCCGGATTCGCCGGACGGCGCGTGGCTCACGCACAACGGCGGCAACGGCGACACCGACTGCCGCGTCTCGTTCCCGACGCCGACGGGCAACCCGACGGTGGGCGCCGGGCTGCAAGAATTCCGAGTCTTAATCAGGAAGAACGCCTCCGGCGGCAACAGCACGACCTGGTCGCTCGCGCTGTGGGAGAACGGATCGCAGGTGTCGGTGCTCGCCACCGGCACTGTGACCACGACCACCGGCGAGGTGGTGGCGGGCACATGGAACGCCAGTGCGCTGTCCGGTGCCGACGGCGCGCAGGTGGAGTGCCGCCTGCAGCAGACCGGCGGCGGCTCCTCCGGCGGCGGCTCCAACCGCCGCCGCATCGAGATCGGCGCGGTGGAATGGAATGCCGAATACACCGCGGCCGGCGCCGCGCTGGAGGGTGCCGCCGCGGCCGAGGCCGCCGCCACGGGCGATCTCACGACCGGCATCGCGCTTGCTGCCGCCGCCGCGGCCGAGGCCGCCGCCACCGGCGACCTTGCGACCGGGATACCGCTCGCGGGCGATGCAGCCGCCGAAGCGGCCGCCGAAGGCACGCTGAGTAATGCGGCAGCCGCGCTGGAGGGGGACGCTGCCGCCGCTGCCACCGCCGCGGGCGATCTCACGACCGGCATCGCACTCGCTGGCGCTGCGTCAGGCGAGGCCGCCGCCACCGGCGACCTTGCGACCGGGATACCGCTCGCGGGCGACGCAGCCGCCGAAGCCGCGGCCGAAGGCACGCTGACCGGCGCGCCGGCCGCACTCGAGGGTGACGCGACGGCCCAGGCCGCCGCCACGGGCGATCTCACGACCGGCATCGCGCTCGCGGGCACTGCGGCAGGCGAGGCCGCCGCCACGGGAGATCTCGCAACCGGCATTCCGCTTGCGGGCGCGGCTGCCGCCGCTGCCACCGCCCAGGGCACGCTGACGGATGCGCCGGTCGCGTTCGAGGGCGGCGCCGCAGCCACCGCCGCAGCCGCGGGCACGCTCTCGCGCGGCGTGGCATGGCCGCCGTACGCGCAGCTCGCCTTCCGCGATTACGCCGTGCGCCGCGCCTCCGGGCTGGTGCGCAGCCAGATCGAGTCCGGCCCGCCGCGGCAGCACCGCCTCCGCCGCCGCGTGATGATCGACCGGCCGGCCACGGTATGGCTCGACAGTCATGCCGACTATCAGGCGTTCATCGCGTGGGTCGAGGCGGAGCTCGCACTCGGCGTGAAATGGTTCGACTGGATCGATCCCGTGGACGGCCAGATGAAACTCGCGCGCATCAAGGACGGGCAGTTGCTGCGCGAGGCGCCGGCGCGCCGGCAGATGGACCACTGGCGCGTCAGTCTGACGATTCAGACCTGGGGCAACGCATGACGGATCTCTACGACATGGCCACCGAGGTCGAGGAAGGGTTCCGCGCGCAGGCGCTGGCCGCGCAGCGTGCGCTCGCGGAGCATGCGCGCGCCCGCGACACCGCCGGCCCGACGGCGTATGTGTGCGTGGATTGCGGCGACGACATTCCCGCGGCGCGCCGCGCCGCGCTGCCGTCGTGCCGGCGCTGCGTCGACTGCCAGGAGCGGCACGAAAGGGGAGCCAGACGATGACGACGCTGCAGGTCGAGTTCTGGCAGCTCATCACGCTGCTCGCATCCATGCTCACGGCATTCGTCGCGTCGATCTGGGCGCTGTCGAAGGCGCTGCTGCGGCAGTTTCAGCAGGACCTCAAGCAGCGCTTCGCACACCAGGAGCAGTTGCGCCAGGAGGCGCGCGCGGCGCATGACCAGCGATTCGCCGCGATCGAGACGGCGGTGAGCGAGCGGGAGCGCGACCTGCTCAGGCTGCGCGCCGAGCTTCCGGTGCACTACGTGCGGCGGGAAGACGCGATCCGCTCGGAGACCGTGATCAACGCCAAGCTCGACGCGCTGGCCACCAAGATCGATCTCGTCGCCGAGCGCGTGACCCGGGGAGATAAATGATGGACATGGAAAAAACCCGCCGTGAGACGATCCGCTGGCATGTGCTCGTCGCGGTCAACGCGGGCAGCCCGCACCCGGTGGCCGAGACGCTGATCCTCTCGGCGATCCAGGCGATCCCGATAGAGTGCACGGCGCTCGAGCTGCGCCGGCAACTGGACTACCTGGCCGACCGCAAGCTGATCGAGCTGGCCAGGCATGAGGGCGCGCCCTGGTCCGCGGAGCTCACGCGCCACGGGGTGGATTTCGTCGAGTACACGATACCGGCCGAGCCCGGCATCGCGCGCCCGAAAAAATATTGGTGAACGCCGTGCCGCCGCGTCCCAAGGTCGAGAAGCTGCCGGCCGAGATCCGCAACGAGCTCGACCGCCGACTCGCGAAGAGCGGCTTCGGCGGCTACGTCGCGCTCTCGCAGTGGCTCACCGAGCAGGGCTACGCGATCGGCAAGAGCGCGCTGGGCGAGTACGGGCAGAACCTGCAGCACAAGCTCGCGGCGATCAAAGCGAGCACCGAAGCAGCGCGGCAGATCTCGGAGGCTGCGCCTGATGATGCGGACCTGCGCAGCGGCGCCGTCATCAGCATGATCCAGACGGAGGTGTTCAACGTGCTGGTGGCGCTGCAGGAGGCGAACACCGTCAAGGACACGATGCAGCGGGCGAAGCTCCTGTCGAGCGTGGCGAAGAACGTCGCGACGCTCTCGCGCGCCAGCGTCAATCAGAAGCGCCACGAGATCGAAATTCGCGCCAAGGCCCAGGCCGCCGCCGATCGCGTGGCGAAGGTCGCGAAGAAAGGCGGGCTCACCGCGGGCGCCGTCGACACCATCCGCCGGGAGATTCTCGGCATTGCGGGGTGACACATGGACAACCAGCACAAGCTGATCAAGGGGCACCGGGATCTCAGCCAGGCCGAGATCGACCTGATGAACGAGATCAAGGCCGAGGCCGAGCGCGTCGGCGCCCTGGTGGACAGGGTGCACGCGGCCGAGGGCATCGACCGGCGCTGGGCCGCGATCGCGCGCACCGACCTGCAGCAGGGTTTCATGGCGCTGACCCGCTCGGTAGCGCGGCCGGGGACGTTCTGATGTCCAATCTGGCCAGTTTCCGGGGATCTGGCGCGACGCGCCAGAACGGCCTGTGTTGATTTCGGGCGGCTCACCCTACGCTCCCGCCGCCGGACCCCCTTTAACCCCCCTTTAAAAACCCGGCATTCGGCCCTCCTGAGCGATTTTTTTGAAAAAGACCCCCTCCAAACCCGCCACCCGCGCCCCGGCCCCGCCGAAAGAGGCGCCCGCCGCCGCCCCGGCGGTTTTGCTGTCCTATCAGCAGGCATGGGTCGCCGACCGGGCCGACGTGGCCGTCTGGGAGAAGTCCCGCCGGATCGGCGCGAGCTGGTGCGACGCCTCCGACTCAGTGCTGGAGGCGAGCGCCGAGGGCGGGCAGGACGTCATGTACATCGGCTATTCGGAGGACATGACCCGCGAGTACATCGACGACTGCGCGATGTGGGCGCGCGCGTTCCAGCGCGCTGCGGGCGCGATCGAGGAGACGCTGTTCGAGGACGTGGATGCGGACGGCGACAGCCGGAGAATCAAGGCATTCCGCATCGAGTTCGCGAGCGGGTTCAAGATCCTCGCGCTCTCCAGCCGCCCGCGCTCGATCCGCGGCAAGCAGGGCAAGGTGACGATCGACGAGGCGGCGTTCCACGACGATCTGCCCGGCCTCATCAAGGCGGCGATGGCGATGCTGATCTGGGGCGGTCGCGTGCGGCTGCTCTCCTCGCACAACGGCGAGGATAATCCGTTCAACCTGCTGGTGAAGGACATCCGCGCGGGCAAGCTCCCCTACAGCCTGCACCGCACGACGTTCACCGACGCGCTCGATGCGGGCCTGTTCGCCCGCGTGCAGCTCATTCTCGGAGCGCGGTTGAAGCAGCAGACCCGCGCCGAGTGGGAGGCGGCGATCCGCGCGCAGTATGGCGAGGGTGCGGCCGAGGAACTCGATTGCATTCCGGCGATGGGCTCCGGCGTCTACCTGCCGCGCACGCTCGTCGAGCACTGTCAGTCCGACGCGTGCGTGGTCATCCGCTGGGCGAAGCCCCCGGAGTGGATGCTCAACTCGCGCCGCATCGAGGAGACCGACCGCTGGATCGCCGACGTGCTGAAGCCTGCGGTTGACAGCCTGCCGAACGTCCGTTCGGTGCTGGGCCGCGACTTCGGCCGCAGCGGCGACCTGTCGGTCGAGGGCGTGCTGCAGGAGATCGCGCCGCGCCGGTGGCGCGCGACGCTGACCGTCGAGCTGCGCCGCATCCCGTTCGACGTGCAGGAAAAAATCAACCTGTGGCTGGTGGCCAACCTGCCGCTGTTCCACCACGCGAAGTACGACGCCCGCGGAAACGGCCAGCAACTCGCGGAAACCGCGCTGCAGAAATTCGGCGTCTCGCGCATCGAGTGCGTGATGGCGACGCCGACCTGGTATGCCGAGCATTTCCCGTCCTACAAGGGCGCGCTCGAAGGCCGCACCATCGAATTGCCGCGCGACGAAGACGAGATTGCCGACCACCGCCGCGTGGTGCTGAAAAACGGCTACCCCACGATGGACGCCGGTACCGACAAGGGCAGCGACGGCGAGCAGCGCCACGGCGATCGCGTCATCGCGCGCGTGCTCGCCTGGGCCGCGACCCGCACCGAAGCGGTGCCGATCGAGTTTCAGGCGTTGGGGCAGCGCAGGCTCGGCGCCGCGATCGACGCGCTTGCGCCGCGTGCGCTGACCGCCGACGTGGGGTTCGGGGCTGTCGCCGGCGGCAATGATTTCGGAGGCTTTCTATGACCGATTACGTCCAGCTCCCGTCCGGCATGGTGGTGCCGGCGAGCTTCGCCGAGGCCGCGATGACGCGGCCCGAGTCGCGCGAGATCGCCACCACCCGCGACGGTCGCGACATCACGCGCGGCTTCGTCTCGCCATTCGAGCTGCTGATGCCGCAGGACGAGGTGCTGCGCGCCCGCGGCATGGGCAACTATCAGATCTACCGCGAGGTGTTGCGCGATGACCAAGTGGCGGCGACCTTCGCACAGCGCCGGCTCGCGGTGATCTCGCGCGAGTGGGAGGTGCAACCGGGCGGCGAGAAGCGCCAGGACAAGGCCGCGGCGGCGTTCCTGAAAGAACAGTTGCAGGCCGTCGGCTGGGACGCGGTGTGCGACCGCATGCTCTACGGCGTGTTCTATGGGCATGCGGTAGCGGAGATCCTGTGGGGCAACGATGGCCGCTTCGTGACCATCGACCGAGTCAAGGTGCGCGACCGCCGGCGCTTCGGCTACGACGGCGAGATGAATCTGCGGCTCTTGACGATGGCGAACCCGAATCCCGGCGAGCCGCTGCCCGAGCGCAAGTTCTGGTCGTTTGCGACCGGCGCCGACCACGACGATGAGCCCTACGGGCTCGGTCTCGCCCACTGGCTCTACTGGCCGGTATTTTTCAAACGCGGGGGCATCAAGTTCTGGCTGATTTTCTTGGAAAAATTCGGGCAGCCGACGGCGAAGGGATCTTATCCGCCCAACGCCACGCCGGAAGAAAAGTCGCGACTGCTCGCCGCGCTCGGCGCGATCATGACCGACGCCGGCGTGATCCTGCCCGAGGGCATGGCAATCGAGCTGATCGAGGCGGCGCGCTCGGGCACCGCGGACTACACCGCGCTCTACGACCGCATGAACAATGCGATTGCGAAAGTGGTGCTGGGTCAGACGCTCACCACAGAGGCCGAGGGAGGGCAGTACAAGGCCGACGTGCAGATGGACGTGCGGCAGGACCTCGTCAAGTCGGACGCCGACCTCATCTGCGCGTCGTTCAACCGTTCGGTCGCGCGCTGGCTGACCGAGTGGAACTTTCCGGGGGCGGCGATCCCGCGCGTGTGGCGCCAGGTGGACGAGGGTGAAGACCTCGACAAGCGCTCGCAGGTCGATCAGCGCCTGCACGAGATGGGATACGAGCCGGAGACGCCGGAGTACATCAACGAGACCTACGGCGGTCGGTGGGTGAAGCGCGCGGCGCCCGGCGCCGGCGTGCCGCAGCTGCGAGGGGCAGCGTTCGCCGAGGGCGAAGAGACGCTCATCGATCGCCAAGCCGATCGCCTCGCGCGCGAAGCGGCTGCCGCGATCGACGAAATGATCGAGCAGATCCGGGCGGCGGTTGAGCAGGCGCAATCGCTCCCCGCCCTGCGCGAGGCGCTGATGGCGCTCTATCCCGCGCTCGACACCCGCGAGTTCACGGCGGTGATGCAGCGCGCGCTCGCCGCCGCGGCGCTCGCCGGCCGTTATGATCTGATCGAGGAACTGCGCTGATGCCGGTCGAGTACGGCAGCCTGCCGTTTCGCGAGCAGATCGCGTTCTTCCGCGGCAAGCTCAACCTCACGTCTCGGGACTGGACCCAGCTCTGGCAGGAAGGCCACGATCACGGATTCGTCGTCGCGGGCGCGCACCGCGACGCGCTGGTGGCGGACTTCCGGCAGGCGGTGGACCGCGTGATCGGCGAGGGC